CTTCAGAAAACGAATGTAGCCCTGGACCACGTCAACCACGCGGTAGCGCCCGCGCTCGACCTTTGGGATCCAACCATCCTTCGACAGCCGCCTGATCCACTCCGGCGTAACCATCAGCAGCTTGGCGGCAACGTCGGCGGCGATCGTGCCCGCCGCGTCATCCGCGCCACGTACACCCGCAGTCTTCGCCATTTTTGCCGATCACTTCCTGAAAGTTGTGCCGCCAACTTTCGAACCGATCGGCCGCACATTCTGCTTGGCTTGTGCCGAGATCAGAGCGTGTATGGCGACCACCGACGGAGACCAAGATGCGACGCCCCGACAATCGCCAGAATGCCCTCGACGCCTTCATCGCCCGCAAGGCGGAAATCGACCTGATGCTCGAACGACTGAAAGACCTGAGCGACGATCATTTCGGATACAGCCCCGAAAGCATCAATTGGGCTCATGTCGAAACGATCGCTCACTACGCCGAGCGGCTCAAGCAAATTTCGGACGCGGCCTTCAAGGAAGGCGAATACGCGGAATAACCGCCAAAGCTCCTCACCTTACCCCGTGCGTCCAGCGACCGCGGGGCTTCGGGCAGTAGCAGGGCTTGCGATGGTCGCGGCCCTCTACAAGGAGCGCCCAACATGGCCAAGCTTTCCGATGCCCAACTCGTGGTCCTCTCAACTGCCTCGCAGCGCGACGACTGGTCCGTTCTCCCATTGACGCTCAAGCACAAGGGCGCCGCCGCCGACAAGGTGCTCAACAGCCTACTGCGCAATTCGCTGATCGAGGAATGCCCCGCCGGACTCAGCGATGAAGTCTGGCGCCAGGCAGACGACGGCACCCGGCTGACCTTGCGAGCAACGGCTGCCGCCTTCGAAGCGCTCGGCATCGAGGCTGAGACCGGCCCCGCGATTGAGGCCTCCGCGCAGGAGACCGAGCCCGCGCCGGAGGTCGTCGCCGCAGACCAAGACCCTATGCCCGCAAAGAAGGTGGGCGCCCCCAACAAGAAGCCGGGACCGACGAAGTCCAAATCCCAAAGCAAGTCGAAGTCCAAGCCAGCGGCGAAAGCGCCGACCAAGGCCAAGCCCGCGTCGAAGCCGACGCCAAAGGCAAAAACGGCCAAGGCAAAGACCGCCAAGACCAAGCCAGCTGCCGGGAAGCCGGCCACTCCCAAGAAGCCCGGCGCAGCCCGCGACAACAGCAAGCAGGCCCAGCTGATCAAGATGCTCGAACGCTCCCAAGGAGCAAGCCTCGACGAGATCGTCAAGGCGTTGGAGTGGCAAGCGCACACCGTGCGCGGCGCCATCGCCGGAGCGCTGAAGAAGAAGCTCGGCCTCGACGTCATCTCGGAAAAGTCAGACAATCGCGGGCGCATCTACCGGATTGCTGGCTGACCTGCCCGCGAGAACCGGGAACGGCTCGCCGGTGGCCGCCAGCTTGGCTCGGCCACCGGTCGCCGTTTGCCATCGCTCAACGATGACATCTGCGTATTTCGGGTCCAGCTCGATCAGCCGCGCTCGGCGCCCTGCACGGTCTGCCGCGATCAGCGTCGTGCCTGACCCGCCGAACGTATCCAGCACGATATCCCTGCTCTTCGACGAATTGCGGATGGCGCGCTCGACCAGCGCCACTGGCTTCATTGTCGGGTGCAGATCATTCTTCACCGGCTTGTCGAGAAACCAGACGTCGCCCTGATCGCGGGCGCCACACCAATAGTGATCTGCCCCTTCCTTCCAGCCGTAAAGAATCGGTTCGTACTGGCGCTGATAGTCTGACCGGCCGAGTGTGAACGTGTTCTTGGCCCAGATCACGAAAGTCGACCACTTGCCACCGGCTTCGCGGAACGCCTTCTGCAGAGTGCTCAGCTCCGAAGACGACATGCAGATGTAGATCGCGCCCTTGGTGACGGTCAGGATGTTGACACAGGCGTCATACAGGAAAGCGCCGAACTTCTCGCCCAGTGCGTCATTGAGAATACGCCTATCCTTGCCCTTCTTCTTCTCACCCGGGCCGCCGGAATAGTCGACATTGTACGGGCTGTCGGTGAAGCACATGTCGGCCAGTTCGCCGCCGAGCACCTTCTCGACATCCGCCAGCACGGTCGCATCTCCACACAGCACGCAATGCTCGCCGCAGATCCAGAGGTCGCCTGGCCGGCTAACGGGATCCTTCGGCGGCTCCGGCACCTCGTCGGGGTCACCGTCGACGTCAGCATCGATCTGCAACAGGTCGTCGATCTCGTCCTGATCAAAGCCGGTCAGCGTCAGGTCAAAGCCGGCCGCGCGAAGGTCGCCGAGTTCAAGCCGCAGGAGTTCGTCGTTCCACTCGCTCGCTTCCGTCAGCCGGTTGTCGGCGATGGCATAGGCCTGACATTGCGCATCGGACCAGCCGCTCGCAACAATGGTCGGCACCTCGGTCAGGCCTTCGAGCCTCGCGGCCTCAAGCCGGCCGTGGCCCGCGATCAGCATCCCGTTCTCGCGGACCAGCACGGGCATGGTCCAGCCGAATTCGCGGAGCGAGGCCCTGAGCTGTTCGATCTGCTCCTCGCCGTGAATGCGGGCATTGCGCGGGTTCGCCGAAAGCCGATCGATGGCCCAAAGTTCGACCTTGGCCGCCGGCCAGGCGACCTGAGATTTGACGGGTACATTCATCGGAGACACGGGCTCGCTAATCGATCAAATCCAACTGACCGCGATTTGGCTAATTCGAAGATTTCGAGTTAGCGGAACTTGATTTTATTGGGTTTTTTGCCTTCCAAACCCAACCAAACTGAGGTTTTTCGATTTGGAAAAACACTCATTTATCGGGCGGCGGCGCCGCCGCTTATGAGGCCCCCCGAGGAAGGACCCGTTCGTTCGCTCGACTACACTGTGGCTCTCGCCGCTGCTGCATCCGCTTCAATCCCATCGATCTAACATCCGGACTCAGCACTGTCAGCCCCCAAAAATGTACCGGTACACTTTTCGCTCTCGTACGCTTCGCACTCACTCGACTGCGCTCCGCTACTTGTCAGCGCGGCAGCATCCGTCGGATCTCATGACCGATGCGGGAAACGATCGCAGCAACCCCGCGCTGCCACGCCGCCGCGCTGGTGTCCTTCACCAGTTCGCGTCCGATGTTCGGACCGTAGAGCCAGCGGATGGGAAGACGCTGCTTTGACATGCGGACGAAGGCGCGACCGAAGCCCGTGATGACGAAGGCGTGCCGGAAGATCCGTCGCTTGTTCCACGGCGCGGCCGATACGCCCCTGATCCGTTGAACACCGCCGAACCAGGCGATGTTGGTTTCGTCGCCGCGCGCCTTGAGCCGGTAGGTTAGCGTTGCTGGCGTCGAACGGATCGTCGCCATTGCCTTGTCGATCGCGCCGTATTTGATGCCGATCTGCTTAGCGAGTGCACGCTTGACCTGCGTTCGCCCCTTGTCGCCTTCGTGATTGAGCGCCCGGGACATTGCGATCCGTGCTTGGCCTTCACCGAGTGCGGAAAGCTGATTGCCGAATTTGGCGAGCACCTGGTCCTTGGCGTTGATCAGCAGTCTCATCGGGAGATGCCGCTCCTCACGACCGTCGCCATCATGCCAATTGAGATAGCAATTTCGCCCCGTTTTGTCCGCGCGAAAAGTGTTCGCCGAACACTTTTCGCTTGGCTTCGCTGCGTTGGCAGGAAGTAGCGCGAACAGCAGAGGGCTAGGCCCGAAACTTCACACTAGCGGAAGCATCTCATGAAGATCTGGCCTCAAATTGAAGCCCGGCAAAGCTCGCGAGATCCGGAATTCGCGAGCGATGGCGCGAAGGTTTTTTCAATCACTGGCCTCGCCATCAACCGCAACCTCGCGGCCGCCCCTGGCCTTGCCGCGCAGCACCACCTCGTTGTCGCCGCGAAACGAGAGCGAGAACTGCAGCTGCTCGCCCAAGCCCACATACTGCAGATCTATCGAGAACGTATCACCGCTCACCCAAGTCCCCTTCACCGCACGCAACCCGAAGGAGGTCGGCTCGGACTTGCGATATAGACCGTCTAGGCCGATCGGTCCGCGCATGCGGATCACGGGATCAATTGGATTGTGCGTATCGATCTGGATGGCGTAGCTCGACGCGTCCGTGAACGACAGCGAGATGGATCTGATATCAAGCGCGTTGCCGCCAAACCGATAGGTCTTGCCTGAAATTCTAGAGGCGATCTGGGGTGCCGGACCGACTTCAGTCGGCTTCTCGATCGAAACGTCGCTGACCGTGTCGGCAAGTAGACGACCGCTGTCGGCATTGGCCGGCAGTGGTCCGTCAGATTTAACCGCCTCGGAGATACCCTCAGCCATCCTTCGGAACGAACAGAAATCCCTCGCGGTCATTGCCGCCACGATGTCGAGACCAGGAAACACCATGATGACCTGGCAGTGGTACCCGACCGCCATGAAGACATGGCGGTCGGGTAGCGCCCAGAACTGGTTGCGGTAGGTCAGGCCAGGGTCGACCCTGGCATTCATGGGGATGGTAGCGTGATTGACGGTGTCGACCCATTCCTCCGGAAGGAGTTGTTGGCCCGCCCACTCACCACGGCGCAAGTAGAGATAACCAATCTTGGCCATGTCGTGCGGCCGCAGCGACAAGCCGAATCCTCCGATCGCCATGCCCTGCGGATCTCTGCGCCAGAACGGTGGTGCGATCCCGAGCGGACCGAGCAGCTTGGCATTAGCGTAGGTAAACGTAGCCGTCCCGGTTAGCTTGGCAACAATGGCAGAAAGCAGATGTGAATTGCCACTGTTATAATAGAATAGTTCCCCCGGCGCATGCGACGACATCGGGCGATCAAGAATGAACTTAACCCAGTCCGGGCTTCGCCGCATGTCGATCAGGGACTGCTGCCGGCCGCCTTCGAAGCCCTCGTCCCATTCGAGGCCCGAAGTCATGTCGAGGAGATGCTGGACGGTCATTGCCTTCTTGCGCTCGTCAACACCCGCGGCATCGCGGTCAGCAAGAAGGTCGAGAACCGGGCGGTCGAAACTGTCGAGAAGGCCATCCCTGCGCAGTATCGCGACAAGGCTGCTGACCACCGACTTGGTTGCAGAGTTGAGGTTGTGCGGGATGTCGGGAGTGTAAGGGACGTAGTAGGTGTCGAGCACGATGCGCCCATGACGCGTGATCAGAAGGCTGTCGAAACTCTTAGTCTTGCCGTAGGCGATGATCTTTGCCAGCTCGGTCGAATCCATGCCTTGTTCCTCAGGCGTGGACACCTCCCAGTCCGGAATTGGCCAGACCGCCGCCTCAGCGGCGCGCACATCCCGGTGTCCGAAGCAGGCCACCATGAAGAGCATGACGGCGCCGCGTACGTAATTGGCAAGGGCATCTCTCTTGTGGGGCATGGGTCTTCCGGGCAAGGGAGGGTAAGGGCCGACCAGCGAGAACGATAGATCTTACCAATCTCCGCGAGTGTACCAAAATCATTGTACTCTGGATATGACCGCTGATCGCAGGGCAATACTTGCTCAAGAAGCGGGCTTCCGTCTAGCAATCGACAACCGGCGTTGCACCGCTTAGATTTTACGACCGCTCGCTCAGCCTTTCGGTCGATCCTCTTGCTTTCAGGTCTCGCTAGTCCGAAATCTTTCGATCAGCCGGCGCCTGGACGCCTCCGGTCGTCCCCTCGCACCGCTCAGCCTCCAGGCGATGACGCAGAGAGCGTAGACCCAGCGTTGGTTGGCTGCAGTCCTGGCCAGCCCAACCTTCCAGCAGATCGCCTTCCAGCGTTCGCCGCTCGCCCGCATCCAGACGATCCTGGCGTCCTCGGGCTCGAGCCAGCGCAACCATTCGAGCGTCTGCTCCATGCGACTGATGGCATCCGGTGGAGGCGGCGGGCGTCGCATCCGTACTGGCTCTTGACCCACGAGATCGGAGAACTCCTTCATCATCGTTGGCCAGGTGTTGAAGTAGCCGGGCACGCGCAATCCTGGCAGCCGCTTCATGACATCGGCGGCATCGACAAAGCGCGCTTCGATCTCGGATGGCGTGAGCTGTTTCTCAGGCATTGCTTTCCTCCTTCGGCTTACGCTTGCCGTAGAGCTTGGTGCCGAGCTGATTGATCAGCTCACGCTCGGGCCAGCTCAGGCGGTGATCGTCGAGGCTCACGACGAGGATGTTCTGCTCGTGCCAGCCCTCGTGCTTGACCTTGTCCGCGGACCGGCGCTCTCCGCCGAAACCCCTGGGTGTCCACCTCATGGCTGATCCTCCAGAGCGAGGAGATCAGCCAGAGCTCCGATAATGGAGGCCGGGGCATTGCCGTTGCCGAGCCGTCCCATGCTTGCGGCCAGTGCAGCCGGCTCGACGCCGTGCTGAAGCAACAGCGAGAGCGCCACGCAGGCGTCATTGAGGATGCCGTCCATAGTCGAGCCGTTCTTGGCGCCATGGGTGAACACCTCGCCGAGCCTGCCTGTTGAACGATCGAATCCGATCGTGACGGAGTACGATCTGCTGTCGTGGACCAACTCCATGGTGACGCACGGACGCCGGTCGGGAAGCCGCTGCCGGATCATCGCACGCCTCCCTGGGTAGCGATGGACCAGAGCAGGATCGCCAGCGCATCAGCCTCGTTGTCATCGACAGGCGCAAATCCCTTGGCTTTCACCGCGGCAATGACGGCGGCCTTGTCGGCATTGCCCTTGCCGGTGATGAAGCGCTTGATGGTGCCGACCGGAACGCCCTGGTAAGCGATCCCGCGCTGCTCGCACCAGGAGCTGAGCGTGGCGAGGAAGCCGCCATAGAGATGCGCGGCATCAGTGCCGGCATGCCGCCGGACTTCCTCGAAGTAGATTGCGCGCAGACCGGTCGGCTCGGTGGCCATACCATCGAGCCATCCACGAAAGCGCAGGTACCGGATGCCACCCCCATCGTAGCGGCTTGGACGGAACGAGACGGTTCCGCTTTCGATCGGGCCCTCGGCGAGCTTCATCGCCCATCCGGTCGTGGTGCCGAGATCGAGTGCGAGCACGGACGATTGCTGCGGTTCGGGTGGTTGCAGTTTTCGGAGCAGGACTGGTGCTGTTTCAGGCAAGGCGAGGTCGGTCGCGGCGCCAGAGGCGCGCGTTGATGCGGTGATCATGATGTTTTCCTGAGGTTACGTGAGTGCGGGATGCGAGCGCTTTCGGGCGCTCGGTCTGGTCACTTCACGAGGTCAGGGAGGTGGTCGGGCCCAACAAGAATTTGAGCCACCAAGGCCACTGAAGAAATCGAGGTGGCTGCAGCTAAACCATTGATGGATTAGGGTAGAAGCCAGCGTGGCCACCAAAGCCACCTCTAAACATAAGATTCTACGCGCGACCCCTGCCACATTTGTGGCAGTCGTATTTCCATGGTTCTTCATTTTGCGGTGGCCCCAGTGGCCTCGCTGGCTTCGACCTTTCCTGCCAATGACTTAACTTGTGCCACCGCATTTTCAGCAGTGGCCTCGATGGCCCTGATTTTGGGACTTCGGGCGCAAATCGGGGCCATTGGAGCCACCGGAGCCACCTGCGATTGGATGGAGCAGGGAATAGCGCTCATTGTTCGTCCTCACCATCAACCTGCGATCCCTGCCACGCCGAGCGCCGGCCGAACTCCTGGCGCTTCAGCGCGTAGGCATCGATCCGGCCGACTTCGGGCACGTGCCGGACCGTTGCACGCTTGTTGTTGTGCCGCTTGGCGAGCAGATCGCGGTCGATCAGCGCCTTGACGATCTGCTGGGCTTTCAGCGTCTCGCCTGAGGCCTCGCGCAGCCGCTGCACCGGCAGATAGATCGCGGTCGCGTCGTACCAGGCGACGGCCTCGCGGTTGTTGAGCTTGTGGTCAAACCCGGCAGCGCCAACGTCGACCGACTTGATGGTGACGTCCCAGCGCTCCGCGATCCAGGCACGAATGTTGGCAATGGCCTGCTCATCTGGAACGAGCGCATCGGCATCGGAGGACCGGGTAAAGCGGTCCCAGCCCCACTGGACCGCGCCGTCGAGATCAATCGACCACGGCAGCAGGTCGAAATCCTGCGCCAGGCGGCCCGCCACCAGCGGCAGCGCCAGGCAGGTCGCGGCGCGCAGACGTGCTGCGTCTGCCGTCGGGCCCGCGAGCTTGCGGGCGGCGTCGATGATCTCCTCGCGCAGCGCGTCCGGCGCATGGTGGCGCTTGCGCTCGATCAATTTGGAGACGAACGCCGGGCCGGCATGACCATGGTTCTTCTCGACGCCGGCAATGGTGCGCATCAGCTCGGTGGGGACATGGCGATCAACGTCGGTGACATCGACGTCAACGATGCGTACCGCCATGCCGGCGATCCAGGAGGCGCCGTCGGCCTTCACCTTCTCCTCCAGCGAGCACTCGCTCGACAGCACGGCATAGGTCGACCAGGCATAGCGCTGTTTCAGCGCCGCGCCGGCGGTGAGCCGCGCCTTGCCCTGACCGCCGGCAATGGCGTAGATCAGCCGCGCAACAGCCCGACCGTCAGCATGGGCCAGTTCGTCAAGTGCGAGCACCGTTCCTGACGCGGCCTGGGCAAAGACCTCGACCGCGTTCTCCGTCGACCGCATCGATTGCAGCAGGCCGGCGCCGATCGACGGCGAGGTCCAGGCCGACACAGCCAGACGCTGCGCCGTTGTCTTGCCACTCGATGAAAGACCAGAGAGGTTGATGCCGCAGCTATCGAGACCGGCCAGCGATTGCACGACGCCGGCAAAGCCGCTGAGCACGCCCAGCAGGAAATGTGGACAGCCCCTGACTTCGGCTGCCGCTGCGACCGCTTCCTTCCAACCCTGGAGCGTGCCCCGCGTGACCACGCCAAACCGCTCCGCGGTCGCCAGTTCAAGGCGTGCCTCGTCGCCGCTGATGGCCAGCCCGCTCGGAGTGACGAACAGCGGATGATCCCTGCCTTCGACCCGGTGCCATCCCGGCCGGGACACGACCACAATCTCGTCCGCAGGGTCCGCGGCCTTGAGGATCTGCACCGCAAGGTTATCGCCGTCGCTTTCGGTGCGCAGGCCCGCCGCAAACAGCGCGCCCTTGATTTCACTGGCGCCGACCCGGGCCAGCGACGCACGGTCGAAATCGACGGCGCGGACGCGGTCATCCATGGCTTCGACATGGACGCGAAGCCCAAAGGCCTCTTCATGATCCATGTAGCGCAGGCGTGCGACCGGACCGAACGGTGTCGCGACGGCTTCCCAGCGATCCTGCCCACGCCTGTCCTTGCCGGCGTTCTTGTAGACCCGCACTGAGCCGTCGCTGGCATTGCGATACTCGAGCAGCAGGTTCTCCAGACGCGGCAGCGGATACAGCTTCCTGGTCTCCTCAATCGTTCTGCCGGTCGACACGGGGCCTTCGATGATGGAAGACGCGAGCACCGGAGACGCCGGCACGAACTCCGTTGCGGTCGTCAGGACCGCGCGGACACCTTTTTCGCCGTCAGCCGCGAGAACATCGGCAAAGTCCGTGTCGACCCGAGGCGGCATTACGAGCCAGACGCGTCGTCCCTCGGCAATGAGCCGCTCGGCCAACCGTTCGGCGGCCTTGAGGCCCGCTCCGTTGGCATCATGGTCGGCGGCGATCAGGATTTCCTGGATGGCGGTCGGCAGCTGGCATTCGGCGAGATGACCTGAGGCGATGGCTGCCCAGACCGGCAAGTCTGGGCGAGCGGTCCGGATCGCGAGCGCGGTCTCGATGCCCTCTGCAACGACGACGAAGCTCTTGGCTGGAAACAGCCTGATCGCGCCGCCGCGGATGGTTCCCAGTGACTTCTTTGCATTATCCAGCGCGGCCTTTGCGGGCGATACTGGATCGAGCCAAGTGCGGTGCAAGCCGGCCGGATCACCGTTGACGTCCCGGACGATCGCAATCAGCGCCGGATATCCCGCACGGGTCTGGAAATGCGCGAGGTCGGGATGAAACAGCAGATCCTCGACATGCGTCGCGTCCAGACCGCGCGCCCGGAGGTATGCTTCGCCATGGCTGCCAGCCAGCGGCGCAGTGCGCGAGAGGATGAAGGCAATATCTCGCTCCGTCGCTCCTTCGGAGGGAGACCGCGCCTGCCTGGGGCTGGCGCTGCCGGTTGAGCGATGCGGCAAATTTCCCGCAAGTTCTGCGGCGAACGACAGCAGCGCTCGACCCTCGAAGCCCGTGGCTTCGGCGATGGTCGACAGCGGTCCGCCGCCGACATTGCCATCGAATTCGAACCAATCACCGGCATGCGGCCCCTTAAGATGCACAACGCACGAGCCGGCTTTCCGCGGGGCATCGCCGCGGATGTTTGCCAGCCGCAGGACATCGTCGACCTTGCACCCGTTTGGAAACAGCCGGGGTGCCCAGGCGTGCACGGTCTGGCGCAGGGCCGCACTAAGCGCGTCGAGGTCGATCGGTGGCTGATCGATGATTTGCGGGCCGGCCTGGTTGAAATCATACATCTGATATGTCCTCAATCGAGCAGTACGAGTCCGCGCTCGGCGCGGGTAATTGCGGTGTAGAGCCAGCGCGCCCGGTCCTCAGCGGTGCGGCCAAGGCCGTCGTCGTAGATCACGATGTTGGGCCATGATGACCCCTGGCTTTTGTGGCAGGTGATGGCCCAACCCCAGACGCATTCGACTGATGTTCGCTTCTTCTGATATTCGCGCCGCTCGCGATCCGGATCAGGGCTCACGTGATCGAGGAACGGACCACGCCAGATCTTGAAGCGTTCGCTCTTGCCGTTCGCGCCGCCGCCGATTTTCTTGCCGTCCTCGGAGGTAATCGAGGCCGTGAACGCGATCTCGTCGCCGTCGTCCTTGATGTCGTCCAGCGTGACGAACATGCCGTTGACCAGACCGACGTCATTGCGGTTCTTCAGGCAGATCAGCTTCTCGCCAATCCCTGCCGGGAAGATCGCATCGAAGCCCGCGGCACGCTTCATGGCGACGTTGAGCTGAATGCGGGTCGCGTTGCGTCCGCAGATGACCTGATCCGCCTTGAGCAGTTGGTCCGGCCCAACGTCGGAGCGACGCATTTTCCAGACAAAGTCGTCGTGGTGCCCGTACGGTATCCACTGCCCCTGGCGGGCCAACGTCGCCAACCGAAGCACCGCGCTTTCGCCGGCCTGGCGGTGGACCTCTGTGAGCAGCACGTCGGGCGTGGGCGTATCGAAGGCGCCCTCGCCCTTGACCGGTGGCAGCTGGCCGGGGTCACCGAGCACCAGGGTCGGCTTGCCGAAGGCGAGCAGATCCTGCGCCATATCAGTGCCGACCATGGAGACCTCGTCGAGCACCAGCAGCTTGCAATCGCGAACAGCGGACTCGGCGTTGAGCACAAACCGCGGCTTGTGGGCATCCTTCAGCCGCAGTTCCAGCGAGCGGAGTCGCGTTTCCTCGAACAGCCGTTCGGCCATCCCGAGCGCGTGCAGCCCGGCACGGATGTCAGCGGCTTCCTTTTCGAGCTTCTCGATCTCCTGCGGGGTAGCCTCGGAGACCCGGTAGACCAGCGAATGGATGGTGGAGGCCGGCGTCCCCTTGCGGGTCATGACCAGCGCTGCCTTGCCGGTGAATGCGGCATAGAGCACCTCGCCCGGCTTGTCGGCCGAGAGGCCGAGTTCCTCGATGGCGTATTTGACGATTGTGGACTTGCCCACACCGGCATAGCCGAACACGCGGCAAACCTGCTGCTGCTTGGTCCGATTGGTGTACCAATCCTTGATGATCGCAATCGCAGCGCGCTGCTTATCGGAAAGCGAGATGCTCATGCTGCGGCCCTCATCTGGTGATGACAGCGGCGCGCATACGGACAGAGCCGGCAGACATAGTGATCGGGATCATCGGAGATGCGCGGCAGCAGGTGCCGGGTCTCGACAGATCGAATGACCGTGACCGCGCGGTCGGACAGGGCCTGCGCATCAGCGGGATCGAATGCGATCAGTTCGGGGTAGAGCTGCATGGTGTCGCGGTTCAGCGCGATGAACAGCATCCAGGCGACTGCGAGATAGGCCATGTAGATTTGAGCCTGCGCCCAATAGACTGGCTTTGACGCCTTGACGCCCCGCTTCACGGTGTCCTGCCAGGACGAGGCTGAGAGCGCCTTGTGCTCGAACAGGATCGGATAGGGTTTGCCGAGGCGGGGGCCTGCGACGATCACACCGTCGATATGACCGCGGAAGCGCCCGCCGGCCGTTGCAAAGCCGAACTGCGATCCATCGCGCTTGTGACTGAGGAGTTCGAAGCCGGCGAGCCGCAACCAGCGGATCGTCATATCTTCGAAACGATGACCGGCGTCAAAGACACGCAGGATGCGACCGTCGAACGCGGCATCGGGATCAACAGGCGTTCCGCCATATTCGAAGCAAAGCCTGCGCAGACAAGGCTCGCCGATGCGGGAGGCGCCGAGGTAGTCCCGCGGCGGAGACGCATCGCGCTCCGCAGTCAGCGCGGTTTCCAGGATTACATCGAGCCTTGCGGCGAGCGCGGCGTTGGGACCGTCGCCGCCGTAAACGAAGCCCGAGCTGTGATTGAGGTCGATCATCGCCGGCTCCTCAAAAGGGCACATCGTCGCTAAGCGCGAGGCGTCCCATCGCCTCGCGAAAGCCGTCGACACAGGCTTCGATGATGCGGTCGATCTCGGCGGCGGAGCGTCCTTCAAAGGCCGGCATCAGGCCGAGTTCGCCAATCACCTCGGCAAAGGGTCGCCGCGCCTCCTTGATGGCTTTGGTTTCGATTGCAGTTTTGTCGATCATGCCGTTCAACCTCGTTGCGATTGCCGCGCCGGCCTGCTGGCAGGAGCGCGAACAGAAAGCGTAAGTCGGGTGGAGATCCGGCCGCAGCCGGTGGGTGAAGAACAGGCCGCGCGCGGGTCGCGCGCAAATGGTGCAGGGCCTCAAACCATCAGCAGTCGCGAGAGCTTCCGCGACACGGGATCGTCGGGCACCTGTGCGATCCGCTGCGATGCCAGGACGATCCAGCGGCTGGTTGCTGCTTCGGCGATGTTCTGAAGATCGGAGGAGGTCAGGCTGCGGATTGGCCGCTCCAGGCGAACCGAACCTTCGAGCCACTCGGCGACGGCCTTTGCGCATTCCTGTCTCACGTGATCAGCCCAGACATCATCGGGGTGGCGGTTGGTCGGATCGTTCGCTGCCATGGCTCACTCGTTGAGCCAGGCGGGACCGGAGCGCTGTTGCGCGGCGGCGGGACCGGCAGTTTGGCCCTGCTGCCAGGCTGGCGTGACGCCGGCGCCGGTGTTGCCGCTGGCCGGCCCTGTCGCGGCCGAACGTTGGGCCGACGCGGGCTTGGCACCGGATGCGGCTGGGCCGTTTTGTGTGCGCCACGCAGGTGCCGCGTCGGCCGGTGTCGCGGCGGCTTTCGGTGCGCGGCGTGTGCCCGGGCGCGGCGGCACGTCCTCGCCCTTCATGACCTTCGACCATTCCGGCAGGTCGGGCGTGACCGCGATGTCGAGGCGGTTCTGATCGGATTGCCCATCCCGTCCGGGCTCGATCTTGATCTTGGCGATGAACACGATGCCATCGAGCGATTTCAGCGCGGGGAGCGTGCGCTTGGCCTTCCCTTGCGGACTTTCATCGGCTGGGTCGATACCGAACGCGCTTTCGACCATGCCGCGAATGGTCCGTCTGGTAATGAGCCAGCCCATCGACACGCCCTTCTCGTCGACCTTGCCGCCGCGTACCGTCAGCGCCTGCCAGAATTTCCGTCGGATGTTCGGCCCCTCGACCACGGTGAATTCGCAGTCGAGCATCAGCACGTCTGAACCCGGCTGCGTCGATGCCTTGAGCAGACCGGCGTCCATCGGGGAGTCGCCGTTGATGCCGCCGGGCCGAATGGTCAGCGTGACCTTGGCGAATGATCCGTCGG